CTGCAAAAGAAACCCTTCTTGGTCCAGTACCAGTCTTTTGTGGTGACTTTAGATTGCTACCTTCCTTCCTCTTGAAGAAATCTCTGCCTGCCTGATTCAAGCCACCTTTTGGATTCTGATATTTTTTAGCTACCATCAAAATAACCTAAAGTTAAATAATCCCCCAAGTGTTCTATCTATATTTCTATTAAGATTAACACCTTCCCCCATCAACCCCATAGAAGTTAAATCTGATTGTGCGCCCCTAGCTCTTTGGATGTCTCTTAGTGTGTTTTCTCTTCTCCTCTCGTCTAGAGTTCTTCTTAAATCTAAATTTGGCATACCAAGATCTACGTTAAATCTTGATGTTTGTGTTCCCTCTTCTCTTCTTTTGTCAGACGCAGCTTGGAACTCTTTCAATTGTTCTTTGGTTGGCGTTGAGGCATTGAGATCAATAGGTATGTCTACTGCGCCAGTTTCATCGTTGTAAGTCCCACCTGTTGATAATGCAAACTCTTTCACTTTACTTTCTACTACTTTATTTATCTTTGGTGTCGCTAATTTTATCAATAAATTTTTAAAAGTTCTTTCTTCTTTTCTCTGCTCTCTTTGTCTTTCTCTCATCTCTGAGTATTTTTTTGCAGCACGACCAGATATCTTGATAGTTCTCACTACCTCTCTTTTGCCATTCACATCCCCATATACTTTTCTAAAAATAAGTGGCATTAGTATCTCATCAAACCTTTTTTCCTAGCAGAACGAGCTGTTTGTTTTTTCTTTTTCTTTTTTGTCTTTTTTGTTTTTGTGTAGTAAGCCATGACTAAGCCTTCTTCTTCCTGTTTCTCAGCATAGCAAAATCATCTTTACTAATTTTACCATCTTTGTTTGCGTCTAGCTTTGCTTGACCACCTTTTAATGGTGATTTCTTTTTCATCTTATACATTTTCATTGTTCCTGGCATTATACTAATCCTTTCCTTTTGGAACGTAACAGGTCTTTATCAGCTTTCCTTGCACCACCTTTACCTGTTACAAAACTTTTTACTCTTCCCATAGCCCAAGCCTGTGCTGATACGTTTCGTGAACCACTACTATAATATGCCCCAAGACCTCTCTTGTATACTTTGTCAAGTGTTGACTTGCTAAATTTTGCTGTGTAGCTTGCTGGGTATTTAGGCATTTGCTCTTCTCCTTGATATCTCATCCATCATAGCTTTGGTTAATAATCCTTTTTTGTATAAACGTCTTGTCCTCAATATCTCTGCCTCTTTTGCACTAGGGTTCTTTGCGCCAGACAAATACTTTAGTGGTACACCTTTCTTTGACTTAGGAACCTTTGCAAACTTTCTAGCCATTCTCTACCTGTGTGTCATCTAATATTCTTAGTTTTGGATTTCTTATATACGTCATACTCTTGGATTCCTTACGCCTAGCGTTGTTTGTGTATCAGAACCATAACCAGCAAGAGTGCCACCAACTATGGATTGAGTCAATCTATCTCCTCTTCTTGGTCTTTGTTCTTCCTTCTTTTGTTCAGGTGCAGTTTTCTTTGCAGTCTCTTCCCTTCTCGGTGGAGGTGGTGCTGGTGGTGTTCTCTTTTTTGGTTTTCTAAATATGCCACCCATTAGCGATACCTTGTCATTGGATCTCTTACAGTTACTTCAGGAACTTCTTGACCTGATAATAAATCTAAGTTTTGCTCATTAATTAATATACCACTTCGTCTTGTTGCCCTTCTTCTTGCTGATAGTTCTCTCAGTTGTTTTCTCTCAGCTGCTGCTGCACTAGCATCTCTTTGTTCAATTGCACGCCTGCTTTCTTCAATCTGAGGTGGTGGTGTGTATTTAGGTTTTGAGAACATCATTCCCATAGAAATCTCCTATTTAGTTATACTATACATTATCATATCTTTTTTATCAAATGTATATTTTTTAAGGACACCTTCTCTTTGGAATGATATACTCTCAATCCATTTCAAAGCACGAAGATCATCTGCAAGTACTGTAACATGGATTCTGTGTAAGTTCAACTCTTCCATCAAGTACCTCATAAAGTTGTTCGCCCCTCTATGGAAAATAAATCTATGTTTTCTCAGTAAATGCTTGTCTGGTATCATCCAAAGCTCTGCAACACCATACCATTGTGGGCTAACACCAAAACAAAGAACAGGTCTACCATTGTCAAGCACACAGTATCCATAAGAGTCTTTTGTTGCACTATCTAAGTATGATACATACTCTGGCATTTGATCAAGATGCTTTTGGTCTTGTTCATGCAAGTCCATAAGACGAAGTAAGTAAGAACGGAACGGAACAACGGACAGACTTGTGCCACTAGTATTGAAAAGATATTCTAGTGTCGTCTCATTCATGTTCTTTCAGTCTCATCGCTATCTCTTTCCACAACCCCCAGTCCATGTAGACACCAGGTTGCTCGTAATCTTCTACCAGTATCAGCAAATCAGCAGAACCTTTCCACTTCTTGATCGTTGTAAAGCCACCACCATTCTTTCTAGCCTTGACCTCACAGTTGAGTCCACCTATCAAATCTACTTGCACATCATGGGGAAAAGCTGCCAAAGCACCAGACAATGGCTGTCTCCTTGCATCAATATCCATCGACTGGAATAGCTTTACTATCTTGTTTTCTACTCTTGTACCTTTACGTTTAGCTGAACTTGTCATGCGAATATATCAAAATCCGTGTTCGCAACTGCTTGTTTGAACTTTGGATTATGTCCTCTAGTTAATTGTTTATGTTCTCCACCACCTAAAACAAGATACATATATGCATCCCCAACGTGAGAGTGGTCGTTCTTGTTTGGTGTATCTCTGTATCGTTCACCACCAGATATCTGTACCCTCTTGAAATGATACCCACCAGCTAGAGCTTTGCGTAGCCTCTGACACTTTTTATCTATGAGTATCCCTGGCTTACCATCTATTAATCTGTTCATCGGCATAGCACCTGCCTCTCTTCGTACTCTGAAATCGTTACTTGCTGTGGGTCTTGCTAACAATCCTATAGACTTCAAATGCTCAAAACTTGTAACTTCATATATCTGATCTCGTGCCAAACCTGCTGGGTCGCCCCAAACAAGTACATCATACTTGGGAAATCGTGAGGCTAACTCTGACTTGAGCATGGCACCAAATCGCTCTAACCCCATATCAAATGTAACCAACTCATGGTATATTTGCCAACGACCATTCTGCAACTTCTGCCCAAAGATTGCAGCAGGGGTCAAACCAAAGTCAATACCCACTTGTATTGGTACAGATATGTCTGGCTCTAGATGATCCTCTGTCATCAAAGTGTCATCGTACTCACTCATGACAGGTTTACCTTCTTGAACGTAGGTATATAATCCCTGTGCATAACAACGTATCCAATCAGTATTCTTACCTAGTAATGTTTGTTCGTAGTATCCAGCAGGCAGATTCTTTTTGTTTTCTGCATTTGGATTAGTTGCCCACCAAGTGTTTGCTGAGTATACAAAGCCATTAGCCTCTGGGTTCTCTGGCAACTCATCTGTGTTACATTCCTCTACAGCACCAGGCTGTCTGAAGAATGACCACTTATACTTACCTCTCATCTTTTCTTTCTCTGCTAGTCTATACCACCAATGGTCATCATCCATAGGGTTAGTGTCCATAATAATGCCACGCCAAGGGTTCGCACCCCCATCGGACAAAGTTGGATATCTGCCTACCCTATGGGTGAGACCATCTATGACTGCTTTTGGTAATTCTCTTGCCTCGTTCACCCATGCACCTGTCAACTCCATGGATAAAAGTTTACGGACATCCTTGGGCTGGTCAAGTGCGAGGAAGATTACCTCACAGTCTATACCTGGGGCGTTGTCCCTTGACGGAAGTTTTATGTGGTGTGTCAATGGAGGGGACCAACGGAAAGGACCCCAGATATTCTCTGGAAACAACTCTTGCCATGTTTTTATGGTGGTTGTTCTAAGTTCTGGATATGAGTTTCTAACGACTACAAAGCGACTATACTTGATACCATCTCTTGGTGAAGGGACTTGACTGACTGCTTTGAGCATGATCTCGGCAGCACAAGCGTATGACTTGCCACTACCTACAGGTCCCATGATACCTCTTACGAATGATTTATCTTGTAAGAACTTCCACACCATGGGCGAGGTAGAGAAGTCAAGATTGAGATTTGTAATAGCGTTACTCATGTTCCTCCAAGAACTCTATAATACTATTTATCTTTTCTTCAGTAGCCAAAGACTTACGCAACGTCAATCCTTTGTAACTACTTTCCTTCATCCCCATCATGTGTGCCATCAGTTTGACTGATAGGGTTTTTTGTACCATCAGGTTCATTATCTTCGTCTGTTCTGGTTTCGTTAGTTTCCTCACTATACGCAACATCTTCTACTTCCCCTTCTATTATTTGTCCTGGACCTTGCATTACTATACCAACGACAGAGGGTTTTTCCATATCATCTTGTTTCTCTAACATCCCAGTTGCTCGTGCCAATGTTCGCAGCACAGATACTTTGTCGTGTAGTTCTACTTCAAGTTGTGGACCTTCCTTCGTTGGGGTCATCTTAATTTTCTTTATCGCCTTGATTGCCTTATCTGAGATTTCGTTGGGACTCTTGACTCGTACATAGCCACTAGAATCCCAATCGACTATCTCATCAATACTAGCTGTACCGATATCAACGAGTTCTTGGGCAACAGCGTCTTTGCTGTGATCCAATACCTCAGACTTCTCAATACGCCTTTTGACAATACGCACACCACCAAAACGATCTAGTGGTGGTTTCATGATACGTTTTTTTCTAGAAGGGGATTTCGTCATCCAAGTCATCTTCTTTTTTAGCAGAAGGTGGG